TTGCTCGAGGAGCAGCGAAGTCGATGTACGCATCGCTGATCCAGTCTTATTTCCTCAACGTCGACACCGACACCACCCACCAGATCACCACCGCGCCGACCATGAAGCAGGCCGAGGAGGTCATGGCTCCGATCCGGACCGCCATTCTCCGCTCTCCCGGCCCGTTCTTCAAGTTCCTCACGCACGGATCTCTGCAGAACACGACTGGCGCAAAGTCGGAGCGCACCAAGCTCGCTTCGACGAAGAAGGGCATCGAGAACTTCCTCACCGGTTCGCAGCTCGAGATCCGCCCGATGACCATCAACAAGCTCCAGGGTCTTCGCTGCAAGGTGGCGACCGTGGACGAGTGGCTGTCTGGCGACCTTCGTGAGGACGTCATCGGTGCCATCGAGCAGGGCTCGACCAAGCTCCCGGACTACCTCATCGTTGCTATCAGCTCTGAGGGAACGGTCCGCAATGGCGCTGGCGACACTGTCAAGCTGGAGCTGGCCGATATTCTCAAGGGAGAGTACCAGGCTGATCACGTCTCCATCTGGCATTACAAGCTCGACTCAGTCGAGGAGATCGAGGACCCGTACTACTGGGAGAAGGCGCAGCCGAACATCGGCAAGATCGTCACCTACGAGACCTACGGACTCGACGTCGAGCGCATGGAGAACGCTCCTGCCTCGAAGAACGACATCCTCGCCAAGCGCTTCGGCATTCCGGCCGAGGGCTACACCTACTACTTCTCCTACGAAGACACCATTCCTCACCGGGAGCAGGACTTCGCTGGACAGCCCTGTGCGATGGGCGCTGACCTGTCGCAGGGCGATGACTTCTGTGCGTTCACCTTCATGTTCCCGCTTGGGAACGGTGCCTTCGGCATCAAGACGCGCAGCTACATCACGCAAAAGACCTTCGACAAGCTACCAAGCGCGATGAAGTTCAAGTATCAGGAGTTCAAGGCCGAGGGATCACTCCAGATCTTCGACACCGCGGTGCTGGACATGATGGAGGTCTTCGATGACCTCGACAAGCATATTCACGAAGAGAAGCAGTACGACGTCCGCGCCTTTGGCTACGACCCGTACAACGCCAAGGAATTCGTGACGCGCTGGGAGCAAGAGAACACGCCATTCGGCGTGGAGAAGGTTATTCAGGGCGCAAGGACCGAATCGGTCCCCCTCGGCGAGCTCAAGAAGATGGCCGAGCAGCGACTCCTGATCTTCGATGAGGCGCTCATGTCTTTCACTATGGGCTACGCAATCACTCTCGAGGACACCAACGGAAACCGCAAGCTCCTCAAGCGGCGACAGGACGAGAAGATCGATAACGTCGCCGCCATGATGGACGCGTGGATCGCGTTCAAGCTCAACAAGGAGCAGTTCGACATCTGACAAGAAAGGAGGTGAAGCATGGGCTTTAGTGACAGGCTGTCACATGCGTGGTCGGCGCTTACCGACCGCTCCAGCACGGACCCTCTGAAGAGGACCCACGCTAGCGGTTTGATCGCGTCGTCTCAGCCTCCTTACCGTCCACAAGCACGGGCGGGTAATGAGACTCTGGTCGCCGCCATCTACACCCGTATGGCGGTCGATATTTCGGGCGTTCGCATCGAGCACTGCAGGGTCAACAAGGACACCGACATGTACGAAGGTGCCCTAATGACCGGTCTGCAGCGATGCCTCACGGTCGAAGCCAACATCGATCAGGGTGGTCGCGACGTTCGTCGAGACATTGCCTACACGATGTTCACGGCCGGCGCAGCAGCAATCGTCCCGGTCGACACGGACAACAACCCGCTGGAGAATGCCTCGTACGACATCCGCAGCATGCGTGTCGGCACGGTCGTGGACTGGTTCCCGATGGCAGGCTTCATCACGGTCCGTCTCTACAACGAGCGGTCCGGCCAGTACGAGGAGCTGACGCTTCCCAAGCGCATCGTGGCAGTGGCGTACAACCCGTTCTATACGGTGATGAACGCCCCCAACTCCACCCTCTCCCGTCTTGCCCGAAAGCTGGCCCTCCTCGACAACGTCGACGAGATCTCTAGCCAGGGCAAGCTCGACGTCATCATCCAGTTCCCGTTCCCCGTTCAGTCTGAGCGTCGACGGGAACAGGCGGAGCTTCGTCGCTCCGAACTCGAGTCCCAGCTCAAGTCCAGCACCTACGGTGTGGCATGGGCGGACGGATCCGAGAAGATCACCCAGCTGAACCGTTCCGTGGAGAACAACCTGCTCCAGCAGGTCCAGTATCTCCGCCAGGAGCTCTTCAACGAGCTTGGTCTCACAGAGAATCTGATGAACGGCACGGCTGACGACGCGGAGATGCTGAACTACACCAACCGGGTCATCGAGCCCGTGATGGATGCGATCGTTGAGGCCATGGAGCGGACCTTCATTACGAAGACCGCGTGGACGCAGGGTCAGCGAGTCAAGTACTTCGACACCCCGTTCAAGCTGATTCCGATCAGCCAGCTGGCCGACCTGGTCGACAAGCTCTCCCGCAACCAGATCGTTTCGCCCAACGAGATCCGCCCGGTGCTTGGTCTCAAGCCTCGCCCGGAGGCACAGGCGAACGCCCTCGTCAACTCCAACATGCCGCTGGACGATCAGATCACCGGCGATATTCCGGAGGAGGACCGGGGACCCGACCCCGCCGACGTGGCCGAGGACGAACTCGACGCTGAGATGGCGGATCTAGGGATCGAGGCCTGATGACACGGGCACCATACGATCCCAACAAGTACGATCCCGAGAAGCGCCGCGAGCGTTATTTGAGGGATCGCGAGCTCAAGGGGCGAAAGCCCGGCTCAAAGAGTTCCGCAGGCGTCTACCGCGCCGGCGGACCGAAGACAAACAACATTGGTCGAGGGGCCGCACCCGCTGGTAAGAAGCCGCCGCCCAAGCCTCCCAATCCCGCTGAAGCTCGAGCTCGTGTCAGTCGTCTCACCGCCAAGGTCGCTGCCCTCCAGGGGTCGCTGACTGAGGCGATGGCCGCTCTGGCCGAATCTCGACGCAGTGCTGCCAAGACTGCCAAGGAGAACTCCGACGGAAAGTCGACGGCTGCTGAGAAGAAGGCTTCTCAGGAGTACCGCGACAAGAACAAGCAGAAGATCGCAGAGAAGGACAAGGCGGAAGCCAAGAAGGAATCTTCGTCCTCCTCTTCGTCCGGAAGCTCGTCGTCCTCCTCGTCCTCGTCCACGTCGGTCTCCGACATGAGCGAGAGCGACTTGCAGGCTCGCGTGAACCGCATTCGAGGGGCTCTCGCGAGCGCCAAGAAGCAGCTCGCTGACGCGAAGAAGGCGGCAGGTTCGGTTGCTCATTCCGACAGCCGGGCGTCCGTGATATTTCACGGTGCCCACAACGACAGAAAGGAATCCGTCCTCATGACAGACGCGGATTTTGGTGGCTGGGCCACCCGACACGACGTGCAGTGCGCAGATGGGCGGACCATTCTCCCCTCGGCGTTCCAGCACCAGGACGGCGTGACCGTTCCCCTGGTGTACCAGCACGGTCACACCTCCAACGAGGACGTCCTCGGCCACGCCCGGCTCGAGTACCGTCCTGAGGGCGTGTACGCGCACGCCTACTTCAACCAGACCCCCAAGGGTCAGGCGGCGAAGGAGCAGGTCCAGCACGGTGACCTGAAGTTCCTCTCCATCTTCGCCAACGGTCTCAAGGAGAAGGTCAAGGACCTCGCCACCCAGACCAAGGACGTCCTCCACGGCTCCATCCGTGAGGTCAGCCTGGTTCTGGCCGGCGCGAATCCCGAGGCCTTCATCGACCACATCGCCTTCGGCCACGCCGAGGACGGCGACGATGCTCTCATCGCCGCTGTGATGGGCTTCGGCATCGAGGTGGACGTCAACGACGGCCTCTCTCACGCCGCGGACGAAGACCGGAACCTCCAGGACATCCTGGACACCCTCAACCCTGAGCAGGAGACGGCCGTCAACTTCCTTCTCTCTCAGGCCCTGACCCACGCCGATGGCGATGGTGAGCAGGTTGGTGGCGACGACCCCCAGGTCGAGGCTGCCAAGGCCGCTGAGGCCAAGGCAACGGAGGCCGTCGCCGCCGCTGCCGAAGGCGCCGAGGGCGCCGACAACTCCGCTGACGAAGGCGGCACCGAGGGTGCTGGCGACGAGGGCGACAAGAACGACGCCGACGCTGTCGGCGACGGTGGCGACACCGACACCGACAAGAACGCTGGCGATGACGTCCAGCACGACAACCTCCAGGAGGACAACAGCATGTCGCACAACATCTTCGACGGCCAGACCGGCGGCGCCACGGGCGCCCGTCCCGCGGCTTCCCTCGCGCACGGCAACGTGTCGCACCAGGCTGCCTTCGAGCAGATCATCGAGAACGCCAAGGAGGGCAACGGCTCCCTGAAGCACGCCTTCCGGAGCTACGTCCGCGAGAACGGCATGACCGTCTCCGGCCAGCTGGCCCACGCCATCGGCAACATCGACTACCTCTTCCCCGACGCCCAGGTGCTCGAGAACTCCCCGCAGTTCGTCGCGCGCCGGATGGAGTGGGTGACCAAGGTCCTCGGTGGC